GAAGTTCCTTTCAGGTTGCGTCATTACGCTCGTCAGGTCTCGCAATTCCCGTGCGTTGGTCTGGAAAATCTCTCCACCCAATGTCGCAGCGTCTTCAATTGCCATTTTTCCAGCGTACAGTTGCCGCGCCTGCCCATATTCTGGGATTTGGGCGTCAGCCTCTCGAACCATGTAATTGCGCAGCTGAATCAGCCGTCTCGCTTCTTGATTCTGTCCGCCTCGAAGCGCAGCGCCAATCTGGTCATCCAGAGCGCGTTTCGTTTCGTCAATCAGGTCGAAGTTGCTTACTTGCTCACCCATCGCTCTACGATCAGCAAGCCTTCTCTGCACTTCCGGCTGGACTCGGCCAATCGCGCTGTCACCTTCAAGCCTAGCCCTCAAAGCTGGCGGAATGGCTATCCTTTGCTGGGACGCCTGTTGGTAAAGCTGACGAACTTGTGGGCCAAGCGTCTGATCGACGGTTTGCAGGTAATTGTCCAAACTATCAGCGCTGATGATATCCATTGACTGCGCAATCCGCGCTCCCGATCCCGCCTGACGTCGGTTTACAGCCCTGCGGGCCTGTCCTGATATTCCCTCGTCAACATTCATCGCCGCTCTTAGAATCTCGCGGAATGACTGGTCAATATCCGCCGGAAGGGCATTAGGGCCGAGGGATCGGTACTGCCTCATGGCATCTTCAACCGACATCCCAGACGCCCTTAAAGACTTAGCCAACATCTCTCCGGCGACATCCCGACGCGCACGCGATAGGTTGCCAGCCATCGCGGTAAAGTCCGTTTTATTCGTTAGCATCCGGTCAATATTGGAGATGATCGGAATACCAGTAGCTCCACCGGCTAACGCACCGACAAACTCGCCGCCAGGAAGCCCTGTTTCTTTTCCTATCTCGCCGCCGGTTACAGCTCCGGCTGTTGCGATAGCTTCTTGCGCTGGGGTTGTCCTAGCCATCTCGGTCGCAACTCGCCTCGCAACAGATGGCGTAGCCGTTTGGGGAAGCATTCTCATGCCAGCTCGTAATGCCGCCTGTGGCCCCATAGCCATCGGGAGAGCCTCGCCAGCACCAGAAACAATTTGCTGCGAAAGCCCCGGCTGCATATACGCCCCAGCGGGAGCCAGCGCGCCGATTGACTCAAGCGATCCTCGAACGGTCGGAACCCTTGCTTGTGCTCCCGAAATCTGCAAAAGACTGTTGATAGCATTCGGGCCGAGGAAGTCGATTACATCAGCAACCGATCTCCCCGCTGCATTGGCTGCTTCCATCAATGGTCGCGTGCCGGGCAGGCTGAAAAGCGTTCTCGCTATAGGGTCGGATTGGATTGCTTGCTGGAACTGCGAAGGTTGCGGCGCGTTAGACATTGCCTGACTCACAATGTCCTGCCTGCTTCGCTGAACAACAGGAACATCAGTCTGCGGAGAGACCTTTGCCGCCATTGCCTCTTGCAAGATTTGTTCTCTGGTTTTAGCCATTACTTGCCACCAATGAATTCGCGCTTGTCTGCGTCAGGGAGTCTATCCCATGCCTCTTTCGTGCCACCCATTTGCGTCCACTCTGCTGGCATTGTCAATTCGCCGCTAGACCATGAATCGAGCATAGAAATCGCATTGCTCAACTCACGAACGGTTGAGGAATCATTTGCTTCCTCCGCTCTATCCAGTGCTTTTTCGGCGGATGTTTTGGCAACGCTTAATGCTTGATTCAACAAACGGATGTTGGTGTCGGTATTTCGACCGATAGACGCTTCAATTCTTTCAAGCCTCTGCCCCTCGCCAGCCGTGAATGCTGAACCGAATATTGGCTTAAGCTGCTGCAACACATTCATTGAAAGATTGTAAGAAAGCTCACCCTCATCCGCACCCTCAACGCCGAAAAGCGATCTTGCACGAATGCCAGCACCAGCAAACCCGCCAGTTTTAGCCTCTTTCAAAAGGTCAAGCGTCCGAGTAATCACTGGGAATTGAGAGATGGCATCCACCCCCGCGTTTATGATTCCTTGCGCTCTTTCCGATGCACCCTTGCCTTGCGCCTGCGAGATGGCTACCTGTCCAGCTTCGGCAATGCCCGAGTCAATGCCTCGCTGGATCGCCGCCTGCGCATCTGGGCCGGATACCACTCTGCCCTGCTCATCAACAACTCTGACATTGCCCTGCCTGCTGTACTGAACAGCAACACCGTTTCTGTATCTGGTAATGCCGGGGCTGTACTCATCTTGTGCTTGCGCTGCTGCCTCGGCTGGCGGCTCATACATAACCTCGCCTGTCGCCGGATTAACTAGCCTGCGGTCTACGACAACGCCCTTAGCCGTTTCTGGCAGCTGCAATTCGCCCCTATCAATCCCCTCGGCAACAGCCAAAGCAGTGCGCATCTGCGCTCTGCGGAGTGCTTCCGCGTCTCCAGTTGCTGCCAGCTTCAAATCCTCGTAAATCATCATCGTCGGGTCGCCAGAAAGGTTTATTCCTAGCTGTTCGATGGTGTTCAGACGATCCTCAAGCAACCCGAGACCGGCTTCGATGTTGTTACCTTTCAGCAGATTCCCGAGCGCAAAAGCATCCTGATAGCCCGCAGCCCTGACTTTTTGCTGAAGCTCGACGTCCTGAATCTGCGCCTGCCGTTGACGCTGGGATTGCTGTTCAGAAAGCAATTGTTGCTGGCGAGCCAGTTCCTGTTCCTGCGCCATTTCTTGGCGGAACTGCGGAACCTGTTGGGAGAAAGACGCGCCCAGACCGCGAAGAAGTAAACCGATGTCTTGTGCCATGTCAAAGCCCTGCTAATGCCGACGAAAGCCAGCTTGAGTTGAGAGCGGAAAGCGGCATCGCATAACCCGGAGCGGTTCCGCTTACTTGAGTCGGTCGAGTCGTTACCCCAAGATTGCCGCCACCCAAATTGCCGCCGCCCAGTTGATACCCAAGCGCAGCAGCGTTCAGAGCGTTACCGGCTGCCTGGCCGTAGGAAAACGGCTGCATCTGCGCGAACGGCTGCCCAGCAAGCATATTCGCTTGATTTACCGCAAACCCTTGCTGAGACGCTGCTTGATTCTCTGCCGCCTGTTGGAATGCGTTGATCTGGTCTTGGGTATACCCCTGAGACAGCCCCAATCCTGCCGTTCCGTAGCGGTTCAGGATGTCGCTGAGATAGTTACCTTGGGCAGATGCCAGATTACCAAGCCCAGCCGCCGCAGTACCCACCTGACCCGCCAGAAGCTGACCGGCCTGCATCCGTTGATTAGCAATATCAGCCGCCGTTCCATATTGCAGATTGGCGATATTTCCGCCCGTCTGAATGCCCATGTTCGCAAGGTTGGTCGCGTATTGACCCTGCGCCCCAGCGAGGTTCTGGCGCTGTCCTGCGATGTTCTGAGCGGTTCCTGTAGCAAGGTTGGCAAGGTTCGTCCCGAACTGAGACTCAAGCCCCGCAAGGTTCTCTCTCTGACCAGCGACGCTTTGCGCAGTCCCCGTCCCAAGATTCGCAAGGTTCGTCCCCAAGCCCGTCAGGATGTTCGCGCCAGATCCCGCTGCACCCAGCCCAACCCCAGTGAGGTTGCTCAAGTTCCCAATCTGCTGCTGAAGCCCTTGTCCCGCGAGACCCTGACCGAATCTCACCAGCTCCTGCTGTACTCTGCCGCCTCCTAGACCGCCCGTGGCTGCCGCGCCAGCGAGAGTTGACCGCTCCCCTTGCTCGCGTAGAAAACGAATGTAGGGGCTTTCTTGGTACGCCTGGTTAAATGCGTCCTGACCTAGTGCGCCAGACAATGCAAGCTGCTGCTGTAGCGCCTGAGTGCCCGCCTGTTGGTAGGGTTGGAACAACCCTGCCGCTTGGCCCATGTAGTTCTGAAGGTCGCCTCTGGCGCGTTCTCCTGCGGCCTGGATGCCTGCGATGTTTTCACCATACAGTCCACGCCCAGTTTGCATGGCTTGAGTGAGACTGCCCTGCGCTGCCTGTTGTGCTGCGCGAAGGTCATCAAGGTTCAGTCCGTAAAGTCTTGCGACCTCCTGCATACCAGTGGAAAGGTCACCACGCGCTGCCTGTTGCGCAGCCTGTTGGGTGGCGATTGCTTGGCTCATGCCTCGATTAGCGGCCGATTCAAAACCCTGCAATCCGGTAGGTGGCGGCGTGGTCGGTCTGGACTGTTGCTCAATCACCGCGTTGATTCGCGGCATAATCGATTCAACACTGACATTCTGCGCACGAGCCACCTGTTCGGGAGTGATCCCAAACTGGTTCATCGTTTGATAGATTTGAGCGTCGCTGGCTTGAGGATTGTTCGCCAGATACTGATTGATCTGCGCATCAATTCTCTGGTTAACGTCACCGATATTCGTACCAGTCGCCCGCGCTATCTGTTCGGGCGAGACATCGTACTGCTTCATGGCGAGCAGAACCTGCTCGTCGGTAGCTTGAGGGTTGTCAGCTAACCACTGCCTGATTTGCTCATCGGTAACCATAACTTATCCCTGTGCCTGACCAGCCATAAAAGGCGGCAAGTTCAGCCGCCCGCGAGGAAGTTGTGCGCCGCCGAAAATCCCAGCCAACATCGCTGGATCGTAGGAAATCTGCGTCGGCTGAAGCGCGGAATAGTCCATCGGCTCACCAAGGATCGCAGCGCGTTGAAGGGGAATCCCTGCGAGCAACGCCCTCTGAGCAGCCACATTGCCCTGCTGATAGAGATTTGCAGTAGGCCCATAAAGCTGAGAAAGCATTCCCAATCCTTGCTGCATACCCTGCTGGCGCATCCTCTGACCAGCACCAAACGCCTGTTGACGAATATCCTGCGCAGCCTGATATCCAGGGGCGAGCGCGGATAGTCCAGCCTGCGTCCTCGCAGCCGCTGCTTCGTTGGCTTGGTTAACAGCCTTGCCTTGAGAACGGCGATCCAATGCACTTCCAGCGAGTGATGCAGCAGCTGTTGTCGCAGCAGATCGTGCCGCAGTTCCAAACAACGCCTTTCCAGCAGCACCTAACGCAGCTTCAATTCCCATGTTCCCACCTCGATCCGACTCTGCGGAAATCTAATGATTCCAACATTCTGACCAACCCAACCCGACTATCAGGGGCGGTCGTCCAAACTATCTCAAAATCCTGATGCAACCACTCCAACCCATCTTTCATCGTCTGCCTGACAATCCCGCGATCTCGGAATTTACAAGCAACGTGAACTTCAATCTCTTTCCAATCCGGCTTCGTAAGAACCAACAGCCTTTCATTCATCACCAGCTTGATCCACTCAGCATTTACGCCCACTGGGTCAAACGAGAGAAACTTTCTCACCGAGGGGTCACGAAGGTACTCTAACGCTTCGTCCTCCTCGCAAGCCCTTACACTAAAAGCCATCCCTGCGTTACATCCCCGCCGATATCCGGCAACATCTTGCGGTACTCAATATTTCCCGCTGTTCCAGCAGAGTTGATATACAGTGAATACTGCCTAGCACTCACCACGCCTTCAGGACTTCCCACTCCGATAATCGGAATGCTCAACGATGCGTCAATTGTCCAGTTGCGGAATTGCTGCGTCATTGTGCCGTTCGGCTCAACAATTGGGTTTGCAGCGTTCAGCCTAGGGCCGGTCATTTCGCACCCGGAATGACGTTAGCGGTCAACTGGATTATCACAGGTTTCACCGCATCGGATAAGGTGAAACGAAACACCTCAAACCTCGATGCGCGTCCGTTGCGTCTCCAAATTGCTCGGCGGTTGTATTCACCAACCTTTCCCAACTTGCGCAATCGCTGGTCTGACCATGTTTTGCCGTCAACACTTCTATCCATCGCAATCACTGGGTCAACAACGTCATCGTTACCGACTCCAGATTCTACAGTTAACTCCAAAGACGGAACGAAGATTGACTGCATATCGTTCTGAAATGGCTGAGTCGCTACCGTCCGAATGATCGCCCCTTCGTATTCGGTAAAAAGGTCAGGGTTGAGCTTTCCAACCCTGCCGTCAATGATGTCACCGCAGAGAATCTGATTGTAAGCCTGGGTAAACCCGCTCACGCGATAACCTACCTGCTCTCCCTCAATGTAAGACTTCCGCTCATGCCAACGCTTTGATGAGTGGTCATAAACCAACGTTGAGTTTGGCAATGCGAAGGCAACGAAATACGCGCCGTTCTGCGAATACGTCCATGCGTAAATGTTTGCCAACTGGGTATCAGTGAGTGACTTCAAGATGAAGTCGATAGCCACCGTTGAAA